CGCCATTAACAGCACGGTGCCAAGGGACTTTTGCGGGCCAATCATCAGCTGGAGTGGTCACCTTATTCGCTGGAGATGCTACTAAACTCTACAAGCTCGAAGGCAAGGCATTTACAGCAACTGATAGTGGTTTCTCAACAGCCGAAGACGCGGTCTGGGCGTTCGGGCAGTTCGGAAACACAATGATAGCCACAAATTATTCCGATGCCCCGCAAAAGTTTACACTGGGAACCAGTACCGAATGGGAAGACCTGGGCGGTAGTCCGCCGAAAGCCAGACATATCGCAGTGGTTCGTGGCTTTGTGATGCTGGGAAATTTGGTTGAATCAGGTACTGGTTACCAGAATAGAACGAGATGGTCGGGCATAGATAATGCCGAGACATGGGCCGCTTCTCAAACAACACAGTCTGATTTTCAGGATTTTGTGGGTAACGGCGGTGCTGTTATGGCACTGGTCGGCGGTGAGTACGGCATCGTCATGCTGGAACGGAGCATATTTCGCCTAGACTACGTGGGCACACCTTTGATATTTTCCGCTTCGGAAATAAGCCAAACTAGGGGTACTCCTGTAAGCGGTTCGGTTGCTGCACTAGGTCGAACGGTCTTCTTCTACTCTGACGACGGTTTTTACGTTCTGGAAGATGGATCGAAAGTAACCCCAATTGGCGCTAACAAGATTGACAGGTTTTTTGAAGATGATTTCGATATTGCCTATGCATCAAGAGTTACGAGTGCAATAGACCCGATCAACCATTTATATATTTTGTCATACCCTGGATCAGGTCACTCAAGCGGAACCCCTAACAAGCTGATAATATATGACTGGGCCAATAATAAGTGGTCCACGGCAGAGTTTCAGCATGAGATGATCGCAAGATCACTGTCCACTGGTAAAACTTTGGATACCTTGGATGAGGTATCAACAGATTTAGATTCCTTGGCATTTTCTTTGGATAGCCGCGCTTGGAGTGGCGGTTCAGTAATTCTGACGGCCTTCAATACCTCTAACAATCTGGCTTACTTCACAGGAACAGGATTGGCTGCAAAAATTGAAACAACAGAGTTTCAACCCATAGCAGGGCGCAGATCATCTATAAACTTGGTACGCCCCATCTTTGAAGGATCATCCGCAACAACAACTGTTCAGATGGCGGGTCGAAGTATAGGGACGGCGACGGCCTCATTCGGAAGTGCTGTGTCACTGAATACAACAGGCAATGCGCCAGTTCGGGAGAATCATCGCTATCACAAAGTGAGGGTTAATATCACTGGCGGCTTCGATCATGCTCAAGGCGTTGATGTGACGTGGAGAGGGCGGGGCTTTAGATAATGGCCCAGGGCTTTCTTCCAATCCCAGTGACTTGGGCCGATGAGGTAGAACACCGAAGGCTTTTGGCCAACGGCGTTAACTCATTGCGCGACGGCAAGATCAACGCAACTGGTTCGGCCACATTGGCAACCTCGGCAACCTCTACCGTCGTAACAGACGCCAGAGTAGGGGCGGATAGTATAATTTTAATCATGCCCACTACGGCTAACAGTTCTGGGGCTTTGGCGACAACTTATATCGGGACAGTAGGAAAACAGACTTTCACGATTAGTCACGCCAGTAATTCTCAGGCCGATCGGATATTCAAGTATGTCATTCTCGGTTGAGGAAGAAGCAGAAAAACTTTTTGGCTGGTGTTTGGGCGATAAAGATGCGGTCGTCTTGCTGCAGACATTGGCAGAAATATCCCAGATCGCGGATGATTACGCGGACGGTGACGCAGAAGGTTCGGAGAAGATCACAAGACTTCTTCACCTGAGTTTAGTCTCACTACCAACCAACCCCTTTTATTTGAATCACGGCAAATGGTTACTGCCAGTGATGTCGAGTTCGATGCACCTCTGGAACGCTTCGAACGAATGGCAAAACGAATACGGCTTCGTTTATCGAGAAGCCCTGGAGCAAATCATACACGTCGTCGCGCTTTTAATTGGTGGGCAGGAACATGCCGCGCAAGTGGCTAAGGACGTCAACAACTTTTACCACCAGGAACACGGTGAAGGAATTGAAGATTGGATGAAGGAGCAAGAAAAAAATGGCTAGTTTAGGCGGAAGTTCACAGCGACCAGCTGGAACGGTTGTGACGCAAAATGTGCAGGAACCTTGGTCGGAACAGCAACCGCACCTGAAGAATATATTCGGCGAGGCGCAGAGTTTATACGAGTCACCGGCGCCTGAATACTATCCCGATTCAACGGTTGCACCTCTTAGTCCGACGACTCAGACGGCACTAAATCTACAGGAAGCAAGAGCGCTGACTGGTAGCGATCTCATTCCCAACGCGCAGCAACTTGTTAATCAGACCCTTACTGGCGGATTTTTGGGAGCTAACCCTTATTTACAGGATATGATTGATGCCGCCTCAGAAGGGGTAACGAGAAATTATGAAAGAGTAACCCGCCCTGGCATTGACAGCGCCTTCGAAAGGGCAGGGCGTTATGGCTCAGACGCATATCGCTCCATGCATGATGACGCGACATATAATCTGGCGAATACACTCGCTAACCTTTCCAGCAATATCGCTTACACCGACTACGGAAGAGAACGTGGCATGATGCACGACGCCATTGGTATGGCGGACCCAATCGCACAGGCCGACTACAGTGATATTGCCCAACTAGCCAGGGCTGGAAGCCTTATTGATCAACAACGCCAAGCTGAACTGAGTGCGGATATTGATCGCTTTAATTTTGCCCAGGAAAAACCGTTTAATAAATTAGCTAATTATCTTGGGATGGTCGGGGGCGGCTATGGTTCGACTGGCACCCAAACTCAGCCTTTCTTTACCAATCCAGCGGCCAGTTTTATCAGTGGTGGCTTAGGAGGTCTTGGAGCAGCTGGTCGGTTAGGCGGCAACATGGGTGACTTCGGAACTTGGGCGTTGGGCGGCTTAGGCGCACTTGGGGGGCTACTTTAATGGCTTGGGTAAATCCAGCTGGGGCTGGTATTCAAATAGTACCAAGGTCAGTTAACCAAGGGTTGCCACCTCTTCAAAATATGGGGTTTATCCCTCAACGTCCTATGCCGAAGGTCGTTAAATCTTCGGCTCCTCAAAAACTTACTCAGACTATTGGACCTCGAATTTCTAACGCCCCTAGAATCCTAGTTCGCCAATTCGCGCAGCCCCAGATGCAACCAATACTAGCTGGAAGTGGCGGTCTTTTAGGTAACCAACAAGCACTAGGTGCGGGTCTGTTAGGCGCAGCGGGTCAATTTGCCAAAGCTGGCGGTCCTTCGGCCATGCCTATCCAAACAGGGGCCGTGGTTGGTCCAGCACTTCAGGCATTTGCGGCTGATTACGGCAAGGCCCAGAAAGAACAAGCGGCTTTGGCACTTAAAAAACAAATGGTAGCGAGATATGGCCCCGCTGGAGCTATCCCACAAGCATTACCCGCTTTAATTAAGCAAGAGAGTGAGAACCAACAAGTTCAAAATATGCAAAAGATTTTTGAAGGCGGGGGTGACGATGAGGCGATCAAGGCCCGACTGAAAAGCGTGCTAGGCACAGACTTCATGCAGCAAGAATTGGGGCAAATGAGAACAGCACTTGCCACAAGAGATCCTAAGATTGTGAGCAGCACCTTTACTGGCATTGTTAATAAAAAGTTCGATAGAACCACCCAGTTCAGAAAAGAATTTGGCGACAAGACCAAGAATACGTCCAAGATTATCAGGGCGGCTCAACAGGCCCTTCGGATGCTTAACGCAAATGAAGGCACAGGAAGCACATCAGGCGTAGATGATCTGGTTACACTTTATATTACCATTACGGCTCTTGATCCTGCGAGTACCGTTAGAGAGGGTGAAGTTCAACTGGGCAGGGAAATAATGTCCCACGCCCAGAAAATCAGGCTGAAGTTGGAGCAAGTTACCGAGGCCCGTGTTCTGGGAAAAGACTTAGCAAGAGATATGCGTAAATTGGTTCTGAGTTTAGGCCAAATGGCAGAACGAAGTGCGAGTAACATAGAAACGTTCTACAAGGATCAGGCAGAATATTATGCCCTTAATCCAGACCGAATAATCTCACCACGTCATAAATTACCCAAGTTCTCACAGGATTTGCTTAAAAAATCGAGGCTCTCAGAAGAAGGAGCGTTTAGATAATGGCCAGAACTTTTCCAGCCGACAAGATGGCGAAATGGGCAAAAGAAGTTACCCGCCTTCGAAAATTAAAAAGGACAGATGATCAAATTATCGAAGAGATGAAACTTGATCGTAGCCCAGCCAAGCTATCCGATATTGATGACCATATTGCATCTTGGGCCAACGTCTTCAGATTAATGGGGCAGGGAGTAACCTTCGGGTTCGGAGATGAAATCACCGCTGGTATTAGAGCATTAGGTGGTGAGGATTATGACAAGGCCGTTGCTGAAGAGCGGGCAGATATTGAACAATACGAACAGGCATTTCCCGCAAAAGCATTAGGTCTGGAGGTGGCAGGTGCCGCCCCGACAATGCTCATCCCTGGGCTAGGTCAGGCACGAGCTGCGACCACGTTGGGGAGACTTGGAAAGGCCGCACTGCATGGTGCCGCTGAAGGTGGAATTACAGGCGTTGGAAAGGGTGAGGATACTCTCGCCAATCGTGTTCAGTCAGGTATAGGCGGTTCAGTAGGAGGAGCCGCTGGCGGAACTCTGATGCGAGGCGGTGTTGAAGCGCTTGGCCCTGCAATGAAACGTGGTCTGGCCAGAGCGCTTGGAACCAGTGCCGATGAGCAAGCAGCCAAAAAAGTTATTCAGGATGCCGCTGCGCTTGATGAAGGGCCAGAGGCTATCTTGCAAAGAGCGGGACAGGTCACTGGATCACGCCAAGGGGATGTTGTTCTGGGTGACTTGGGAGAAAATCTGCGAAGCACAACTCAGGCCGTAGCCAATTTGCCAAGTAGAGCGATGCCTGTGGTGCGAAAAGCCATGAAGGACAGGGAGAGCCGTTTACACAAACGGCTTATGGAAAGTGTCAGACGTGGGCTGAATAGCAAAAAGCCATTGGGGCAGTCCATGGCTGACGAAATTATTGACATCAGCAAGGCCCAGAAAGGGTTGTCCGATCCTGCATACAGGTCGGCATTTGAGGGCATGGACGTTAGCGGGATGCAAGTCCAGTTATGGTTAGGTGAATTTGCAAAAGATTCACTAATTAAAAAAGCGGCAAAAGAAGCTAAATTTTTTGTAGAACTGGGCGAAAAGTTTGATTTAAACAAAGCAACTGATCCAAGAACTTGGGATCTTGTCAAACAGGGTCTGGATAGATTCTATGAAAAAAGTCTGAACAAAAAAACCGGACTTCCAACAAAGATATCAGGGCAGATCCTGAAAAGGAAAAACCAGCTATTAGACATTCTTGATAGTGATGTCGTGGACCCAAGCGGTGCCTATAAGACGGCGCGACTGACGTTTGCCGAACCCGCACAGATCAAGTCCGCCATGAACAAGGGGTATGAGTTATTTCGTATGGTCGATGAAACCAAGATCGGCTTTGCCCTGCATGATGTGACGAAGATGGGAACCGCCGAAAAAGACGCACTGGTTCGCGGTGTGGCGTATTCCATCAGAAATCTCATTAAGGAGGGCGGCGATAAGCCAACCACAATAAAGAGATTGTTCAAGGGGGACCGCCTGAGAACTTTGAAGGAAGCGTTTTCGAGTGACGAAGCGTTTGAGCGTTTTCGCAGGGAAATGGACGATGAAATTATGATGTTTGACACATCTGCCACTATGCTGCGCGGCTCCCGAACCGAACCTCTGAAAAGATCCATTGACGCCTTAATCAAACAATCGGGTATGCCAAGCGGCCTTTCAAGAGAAGGTATCATATCAGGTATCATTGGCCGTATTCGATCCGAAGGAGCGGAAGCGACCAAGGACCGTGTGCTGAAGCATGTTGGCGATATGCTTCTCTCGTCGGGAACAGACCCGACCTCGATTTCCAAAATACTAACAGGAACCAAGATGGATCATCTCTATGACGGCGTTCGAGCGGTAATGGCTGCAATGGCTGAAAAGACAGGTCGCCGTGTTGGCGAGAAGGGTCTTGGTGATTTCGCGGGGCCGTTGGTTGTCGACATTTATAACACTGTTACAGGTGCGCCCGACGCGCCGCCAAGGAATTAACTGATGAGTGAACTGAAAGATCTTTCCACTACTGATGCCAGTAACACTGGTACGGCGGCTAACGCTGGTTTTCCAGAGAACATGCCGCCATCAGATCTGAACAATGCCAGTCGCGCCCTATGTGCCATGATTGCCAGGTTTTACGCTGATACCAATGGATCAATCTCCACCTCTGGGTCGTCCAGTGCTTATGTCCTAGCCGCATCCAGAACCATATCTGCAATAGCCGTTGGCGACAGTTTTATTTTTAAAGCCAATCATGCCTCGACGGGAGCCAGTACCATCGCGATTGATGGGCTTGCCACTAAAAGTATAAAAAAATTCAATGACCAGGCGATTGCCGCGAATGATATTGAAAGCGGTTCCATATGCCATATCGTTTATGACGGCACCAATTTCCAGTTAATCAGTTCCTTGGCTTCTGGTGCGGGTATAGCAAGCGTGGTAGCCGATTCCAGTCCTCAGTTGGGTGGGCAGCTTGACGTGAACGGGAACGCTTTAGGCGACGGTACTCTGGAATTACTGAAATTCTCAGAAACGGGTTCGGCGGTGAATGAGTTCACCATAGCCAATGCCGCGTCAGGAGCGGGTCCGACCCTTTCGGCCACAGGCGACAATACAAACGTGGACATCAACATTTCAGCGAAAGGCAGCGGCGTGGTCGCTGTTTCTGGCTCGATGAACCCATCCATTACCTCGACAGGTAAGGCTTTGATATTTGGTTTTTAACAGGAGTAAATTATGGCAAGTGAACTTATAAGCGTATCTCACACGGCGGGGGTTACAAATTCGGAAAGTGTTCTGATCAACGGCGTCAACGGTCACACTTATACGATACTCAGCATCTCATTCTGTGAGACGGCGGGGGCGGCGGAAACAGTTGATCTTTATATCGACGACGGCGGCGGGGGAACGGATTACGAAATCCTGTCCGACCAAGCCTTAGGGGCTAACGAGACTTTTGTTTATAATGACCGTTTAGTCATTGTAGACGAAGATCATCTTTGTGCTGCAACGGCCTCTAGTGCCAATGTTGATGTGGTTGTTTCTTATGTGGATCTAACCCGATGAGCGGCGTACTTTCTGATAATGTCGGGAGAGCGGGCGGGTTGGTAAAAGCCGCTGGCGGTGGCGGCTTCACTCAGGGAACTGAACAGGCAACAACTTCTGGCACAGCCATGTCGTTCACCTCTATCCCTGCTGGTACCAAGATGATCAACATGCAGATGGTGGGGGTGAGTTTTTCATCAGGGTCCACTGAGCTGTGTATTCAGATTGGAGATAGTGGCGGCTATGAAACCAGTTCCTACCTGGGTCGGACTTCTGATCACTCTGGTAGTATGGCTGCATTGAGTAATGCTTTCCAGATGACCAACGGTGGTGACGGCTCCCACGTTTATCACGGCCAGGCCATACTAACTCTGGAAGACTCAAGTGATTATACGTGGACAGGATTTTGGGTGCTTGGTCGATCCGATGGTGCCAATGGTTACATTGGGGCCGGGTCCAAGTCCTTGAGTGCGGAACTCGATCGGGTCCAACTGACAACGACTGGTGGTAGCAATACATTCGATGCTGGTGTCGTCAACATTTCGTATATTTGAGGTGATGTAATGAAAAAGTATATTGCAGTTGTTCGTTCGGAAGACGGCAAGATCGCCAAGTATCTGGATTTCTCCAACAAATCCGAAGCTGAAACTCACGTCTCAACTTACGGCGGGTTTGTTGCCAATAAACCAGATATTGAGAGAATGGATTACTGGGTAGTCGATGCAGATAAGAAGACAATCACTTACGATAAGTCGACTGCCGATAGCGACGATGCTGCAATTGCTGCCGTTGCCTATAAAGATGTACGCCGTGCAGCCTATCCAGAAATAGGTGATCAATTGGACATGCAATATCACGATTTAGTGGATGGCACGACGACTTGGAAAGATGCGATTGCAAAAGTCAAAAACGATATAGCGAAGCCCTAATGGAACGCTGTATCCATTGCACTCATGACTGTCATTGCTCTGAAAAGTGTCCCCATTGTTCATGCGACGACTGTAACTGCCGTGAAGAGGACGAATAATGTATGGAGCTAATCACTTCGCACTGGCATCAAATTGTTTTCATAATCGGCCTGATTGTCGTGGCCGTAAAACTCTCCGCTCAAGTTAAGGAAATCCAGAAAGATTTAGACGTTATCGAAAAGCGCGATACCTACGTTGAAACCGTAAAGCTCCGCACTGAAGTCGATCAGCTACGAAGTCAAGTCGGCGCACTCTGGGACTACACCAACAAACTCCGCGATAAATTTAACGGACATTAATATGAACAAAACCGCTATTGATCTCAGCGTAGGCGCTGGGGCTATCACCATACCTTGGTGGGTGCAGTTGACCTCAGGGCTGGAACTTGTAATCGCCGTTACTGGCGTTTGCCTGGTCTTGGTCCGTTTGGCAATTGCCATCAGGGAATGGAGACAGAAATAGTGTGGTATTCGCTCGTCATATTTTCGGCATTGGGGATGCCTGGTCTGGTTCAGTTGGATGATCAAAGAGGACCATATTCCGAAATCGGACAATGTTACCATAGGGGCGGTGAGTTGATTAAATCCATCGTTTCATCAGGAAAATTTCCGCTAATCATTCACACCCAAGCTCTTTGTTTGGATACTAAAAATATCAAAAAGTCTTCTGGCAAAACAATAGATAAATCCAAACCTAAACCCAAAATTGGTTCAAATATTTAAATGCTCGAATGATTAAAGTCTTTTTCTTATCGGCTCTGGTTTTGACGACGCGAACGCCGGAGCTGGGCTGGGTCCAGTGGACGCAATCTTATGCCGATAAAACCATCTGCGAGAATGTGATCCGTAGCGACCATAAAAAAATCGCCGCGGCCATTCAACACCACATCGGCAAGGCATTCAAACTTGTCCGGGAAATGCGGTGCATGACCTACGAACGGGCGCTCGAACTCAATACGAATCTGGGACATTGATGAAGAGAAAAATAACCCCTCCACCGAGATCGAAAAGGGCCGCACAGGCGCATCGTCTTGCAGATACCCCCGCCTATCAAAGCACCCCTTTAAGGGTCTGTATGACGCTTAAAGGGGCTTGGTTTCCAAGCAAACCCTAAAAAACCGGGAAAAGTTATGATCTATGAGGATGCCGACGATATCCCTCGTACCTGGAACGCATGGCCGGTTAAATATTTTAAGCCGCCGGAAATCGCGTGCCGGGGTACTGGCGAGATCTTCGTTAACATCGATGCGTTGGCCAAGCTTGATTATTTACGATCACTGATGAACAAACCACTACACATAAATTCTGCGTACAGATCACATTACCATAATGCGCGAATCGGCGGCGCACCGTTTTCAGCTCATAGTCTCAGAGGTGGGGCGAGCGCGTTTGATATTGCCCTGGATCACCATGATAAGAGCGAATTGATTAGAGTAGCCAAGCGAGTCGGGTTCACTGGGTTCGGCGTAAATTATAAATCGTTTTTGCACGTTGATTGCGGAAGAAAAAGGAGCTGGTAAATGTGGGATATTATTGGAACGGCCCTGACTGGAGGCGTGACCGGGATAATTGGAACGGTCCTGGGAAAAGCGTTTTCGTTTGTCGATAACTGGCAGAAGGAAAAGGCAGCCGATAAAGAACATACGCGAACCATCGAGCTTTATCGAATCCAGTCGGAGCTGAAGCTCGAGGAACGTGAAAAGGAAATGGAAGCGCAGATGCAGGTAGCTGAGATTGGTTTAAGGTCTGCGAGCTATGGCCATGATCAATCGGTAGGCAAGTCCTCTCGGTGGGCCGTCAATACCCTGCGCATGGTTCGCCCATTGCTCACCGGGGGGCTGATTGTTCTGGTTGGTATTATATACTTTCGTACAGAGGATTTTTCGCAGCAAGAAGTAATTATTCAATCGGTTATTTACATGGCCAGTTCCAGCACCCTTTGGTGGTTTGGTGACAGGGCGCTTCGTCCTAAAAACTAAATGGATTGGAAGCAACAGAAAGGCAATATATGTGAAACTATTTTGGCCGAGTATTTAATGAGAAATAACTTTTATGTACTCCGGCCATATTCGGCATTTGGGCCAGTAGACATTATCGCCTACAACGAGAGGGGCGAAGTATATTTAATTGACGCCAAGACAGACAGGTTTCGGACTAACCCAAACAGACCTAGCTCGACCAGAATTAACCGGCCAAGATCTCGACTTCAAAAGTTGCTGGGTGTTCATCTTGCCTATGTTAATTTTGATACTAGGGAAGTTCATTTCACTCCAAAGATTGACGGTTTGTGAAGAAACGACCGTCAGGTTTTTGCCACATCATCGCCACAAACCGCCACAAACTCCAAGGTACTGTGCGGTACTGAGAGGTACTGAGGGGGTATACTTTCACAGACTTCTGTGCTAAACTATTGAAATGCAAAGCAAGTATTTCTTACATTTTAACACTCATAACCTGAAGGTCGTAGGTTCGAATCCTACCCCCGCAACCAAACCTGGAAGCCAAATACGGGCTTTCCCCTCCCCGCAAAAATTCCCCATCGCCACAAAATCGCCACAAATAGAATTTGAAACCGCCACACGAAAAAGTTGGCGGTCATTTTTTGCTTGTAATAGTGTAAGAAATCCTTACGATGAGTACCGTTGAGTCACCACACAAACTGAGGAGAAAGAAGATGACTAAATTAACTGATATTAAATTACACTCTAGAATCGAGAGTTCGATAAAAAAACACACAGCATTCTGTGGCGTATTTCCTGAGGATTTTGATAAATGTGACATTAAACTTGTCTCCAGAGCCTCTGGAATCAAGGCAAAATATATTTGGGAATATTGGAATTATTGGTACGAGAATGCGGCCTAGATTTGGCTGGTGCCGCTTAATTTTGTTTTAAAGTTAATTGAGAAATTAGAGGAGAAAGAAGATGACTAAATTAACTAAAGCACAGAACAACGGGTTGCAGGAATTATTGAGGAGAGGCGGCGTGGTCCCTAGCAGCGAGTGGACCACAGGAAACGCCCGCCACACAAAAAAGCGAATGATCCCGCCGTTTTGTGCAGAGCTATATGCAGAGAATTGGTCCGCTGGTAAAACTCTGAAGGGAGAGATCGGGCGCGCTTACAAAAAACTGAAAACCGATAGACCGAAAATAAAACTGGTCGTCGCCTGTAATCAGCTGAGGGCTGCCAGGGCGGCTATAAATGGGTAGACCAACCCCCAACCCCCAAAAGCCCCTGGCGATTTAATTCGCAGGGGCTTTAAGGGTAGTACCACACAAACCGAGGAGAAAGAAGATGCCGCATATTATGAAAAGCAAATCTAAAGATCGCTACATCGTCGATGCCCGAGATATCGGCGGTGGCCAGAAAGTTTTTAAAACCGAGCTGAAGGCCAAAAACAAACTGCGTGAATGGACGCATGACCATTTCGAAGGTAAATTTATTGACTCGACGAGCGCCGTTAGTTTTGAAACCTGCATCAAATCCTGGCTCGATTCAAATAAAGAGCGCGTTCAGTTCGGCGATATCGGTGAGGGCGAACTGGGCAACATGGAGTGCAGCGCCAAGCACATCCGTAAAATTAATTTTGGTGGCCAGACCATCGGTAAGGTCAAGGTTAGCGAGCTACGTGCCGGCCCATTGGCCAAGATGGTACTCCCCCAGATCCGTACAGGGCGTGCGCCGGCGACTGCCAAAAAGATCCTGGTTCATTTTAAAGCAATTTTTAAGGACGCCGTGTTGTCCGAATTTATTGCGTATGACCCCGCCAGGGATTTGAAGCTGCCTAAAAATGACGGCGCGAATGATGTGGAAGATATCGCGGCATCTTTGAACGGCAAAAAAAGTCTGGCCGATCGCATCTCTTCGAACAACGTCAAAAAAATTATTGCTGCCGCCGGCGAGAACTACAAAAGGCAGATCGAAATGATCGCCTATACCGGCGTCCGGGTTGGCGAGCTGCGAGCCGCTACATGGGATCAGATCAGTTTTGGTGATGACCAGAACAGCGCCACATTCACCATTGATCGTGCCATCAAAAAGGGCGGCAGTCTCGGACAGCCTAAAACATATTCGGGCAACCGTATTATCGCACTCGATGATGACCTTGTGCGGATGCTGCGTGCGTGGAAAATTGCCCAGCCGCTAGAACAGCGCGGCAACAACCTGATCTTTCCCAACAGGGAAGGCGGCATTGGTGACGGCGACAACTGGCGCAACCGTGGCGTAATCCCGGCGTGTAAAGCTGCCGGCGCTGATCCTGTAACACTCCGCGAATTGCGCCACCATTTTGCATCGATCCTGATTTTTGATGTAACGTTTACTGAAGCAACAGTCACGCAGTTGATGGGTCATACTGATATTAACTTTACCAAAAAGCAGTATGCGACCTGGCTGTCTAACGCCAAGCGCGACAAACAGATCAGTAAAAAATTAACCGCCGCTCGCAGAGCGCATTAATAAGGACAATCTTTAACTGAACAAGGAAAGGCAAACGCCGCCGGCCTTTGCTCTTTTCCTTTGCCGTACAGGTTGATGCCACAGTACTTGCAAACCCCGGTTTTTATTGATGATAGATGACGGCGCAAAATATCATTCTGGCCGGTTTTCTTCTTTTTCCGCATTATTTTTCTTATCAATCGGATGATAAACCAACACAAATGCCCCGCAATCGGGGCAGTTAAATTTGGTTTCAAGGCCGTATTTATCGGAACCTTCGACGTCAGAATTCCCCCCAAAAATCATGTAGGCGTTGCAAATCCAACAGTTCATTTTTTATTATCAAGATTCTCAAGATATTTTAATAATTGCCTTGTCAGTCTCCAAGCCTCACCTGCGCTTATTTGTTCATGGAAAATCTCTTTATTATCTTTATCCAAAATCAGGAACAACTTGCCTTCGACGTCTCGGAAATTCGGATAGATCATATAACAATTCGATAAACTGATTCGTCGTTTCCCCGGCCATTCATTCGTTTAAGGTTGGTTCTGTATGCCAGCCCCTTTTTACAAAGTTCCGTAAATCTTGGCCGGATCGAACTCTCAAGGGTGCCTTCCGGGAAACAATCCTTCCAGCAATCATATGCAATGACGCCCCGAACACCGGCTTGCTGTAGAGTCTCGAGGACGACCTCGCGTTTATATTGAACAGTAAGCTGAACTTTTTCGGCAGCGGCGTGCGAAGTTTCGGTTTTGCCCCAAGGGGCCAGCCAATCTAATTGATTAATCAGGTTGCTCATTTAAATATTCCCCTTGCATCATTTTACAGGTTTCGATTGAAAGCTTGTGCAGCTCTTCGTCGAGGTCATGCCCAACAGTGCCGCGCCCGACAATAAAAAATTCAACCGGGATGCCATGATCAAAGGTCACGCTAAAATGAAAGTTTTTTGTACGACTGGTTACTATCGGATTGCGAGTTCTCATAGTTCATCAATCGCAGAGCGTGGAATAAAAACAGCCCTTCCAACTTTGAAGGATCGAATCGCGTCTGAATTAATCCACCGATAGATTCGGTTTGAATAGGTTGGTTTGAGGTTTCCCTTATGATCGACAACTGGATCTTCGTCAGTATGCCAAAGCTCGATGGCTGCCTGTTTAGGCGTTAGCACCGCTCCCACTACAGCATACCATTGGCGGCGGAACAGTAGTCATCCAGCGCGCACCCTACATGGAAGGCCACATAGCCGGCGCAAAATAATAAAGTGAGCGCAAAAGACTCTAGGAAAAAAGTTTTCATCTGTACCTCCACGTACCTTGTGGTACCTTGTGGCACCTTGTAGCACCTTGTAGTACAGAATAATTACTAAATCAATAAAAAACGTAATTTTTCTTATTACGCCATATATATCCCTCGAATGAGGTGAATGGATGTGACCCGAAATTTTTCAATCGTAATTTTCTTTTCGGGATTATATTGTTTTAAAATAATTGCATCATCGTTCGCCCGTGAATATTCTTTTACAATAGCGGTCAGCTTATCCTCGTCAGCCATCTGCACAATGACATCGGCACCGCCGCGAATAGGAACAGCCGGATCAACATAGACGATCTCGCCGGACCTGAATCTTGGCTCCATACTTTCCCCAATCACATATACAGCATACGCACTCGACGCCGATAGTAAAAAGCTGGGCCGGCCCACATGATCTATTGCGCGATCCATATTTGTGATGTCGGAACCCAGGCCGGCCTCCGCTGATCCATACAACGGAATCCGCGATAAAGGAATGTTTTCTGATGTTGTAAAACCTAACACCTCGCTGGGGTCACACCCAAATACGCTAGCAAGCTTCAGGGCAAGGTCCGGCTTTGGCTGGCTTTCGTTACGCGCATACCGGCGCAGTGTGTGCGGCTGCATGTCAATCCGGCGAGCAAGCTCCCCAATGCTGACGCCCATATGGCGTGCTAATTTATCTATATTATTCATATCGTAAAGTTTTCTTACACTTTTTTAATCCACCCCACAAGAATAATTTATTGAAAAATCCAAAACGCTAGTGTTTTAGATTCCACGAGCTGCGGCAACGCAACATTTGTGTTTCGATAGACCACAAATAAAATTTTATTGATTTTTTAATAAGCACGTAATAGGGTGCGTAAAATTATTTTAACGCGTTTAGTATGTCTGGTACAGTTATGTTGTTACGGGATTGGCTCAAAAAAGAGGACTTAAATTACCAGCAAGCCGCCATGCGCATAGGATGTACACGTGTTGCAGTTTATTACTGGGCCACTGGAACCAACCGCCCACAGCCAAAGTGGAACAGCATCATCAGCGAAATTACAGACGGCGCGGTTCTCGCTAACGACCATCAAAACGCATTTGAGCTGGCAAGCGAATGAATATTTTCCTGCTGCCATATCCTCCTTCAGTCAATACGTTATGGCGCCACAAAGGTAATCGCACATACAAAACCAAAAAGTACACCGAGTGGATCACGGATGCAGGACGGCATCTCGCTCAACAGGACAAGCCCAAGACTTTTGCACACCCGGTGAAAATTGAAATTGCTGTAGGCCGCCCTGATAAACGGCGACGTGACATCGATAACCTCACCAAAAGTGTGCTTGATATTTTATGTCACCACAAAATTCTCGAGGATGACCACTGGGTGCATCGCCTGGATATTTACTGGTCCGAGAACGTGGTTGGCTGCCAGGTCATTATTAAAGATTTAGCGGGGCAGGTGCAGGGCGATATTTAAAATCGAACTCCTCGGTTTGGCTCTGTATTTGTCCCGCCCCGAGGAGTTCAAACCGAGGAGACGAAAAATGGTGTTATCGTTGAAAGATGTTGTGGTTGGCCAGACTATATTGCCGCCGCGCATTTTAATTTATGGAAGACCCGGTGTCGGCAAAACGACTTTTGCCAGCAAGTCCAGAAACCCTATTTTCATTCAGACTGAAGACGGCGCGGATGTTGCCGGCGCGGCACGGTTTCCGAAAGCCGAGAGCTTTGAGGAAATCAACGAAGCGATCGATACGCTGATTGCCGAGAAGCATGGGCACGGCACGGTTGTGATCGATACCCTGGATTGGCTCGCGCCTCTTATATATAGAAAGACCGTCGAGGAAGGAAAAACCAACCCCAATTATAAAACCAAAAATCTCATGCAGATCGAGGACTTTGGCTATGGCAAGGGCTACGAATATGCGGATGGCCATTTTCGTGCGGTGTTTGATAAGCTGAACATTCTTCGCAGCAAAAAGGGCATGGCAATCATCATGCTGGCGCACAGTGAGCTCAAGCGTTACGAAGATCCGGCATCCGAGGGCTATGACAGATGGATGCCCAAGCTGCAGAAAAAGGCAGCCGCGACCTGCATGGAATATTCCGACATCGTCGGATTCGCCAATTATTTTACATCGATGAAGAGTGTCGATAAGGGGTTCGGTCAAACCAAAAACATTGCAATCGGAGACGGCTCAAGAGTTCTCTATACGCAAGAGAAACCCAGTTTTATTGCCAAGAGCCGTTACGATATTCCAGCCGAGCTGGAGTTTGAATGGTCGGTTCTAGCAAATGCCATATCACCTAAACCCAAGAAGGAGAAAAAAAATGGTAATTCTTAACCACAATGTTGATCCTAATGACATTAGCAGCGGTGATTGGCCGCTGTTAACGGACGGCGATTACCCGGCGGCTATTGTCGGGGCTGAAGCCAAACAGAGCAAGGCTGGCGATACGTACCTGCAAATTCAATTTGATTTAGGCACCGGCGGCCATCTTTGGCAGAACTTTAATCTGTGGCACTCGACATCAGAGAAGGCCGTTCAGATAGCCAAACAGGAGCTTAACGAGATGGGCGTGGCCCTGGGCATCCCGAGGATCGGTGATACTGATGAACTAATTGGTAAGCGCCTTATCCTAAAGGTCGGGACTGAACCAGCCAAAGACGATTGGCCGGCCAAAAATAAAATTGTCGGGTACAAGCCCTTGAATGAAGGGCCGCCATCAGGCCAGCCGGAGCAACCGCCTTCGCAAGTTACCACACAAACTGAGGCTGCCGCCCCGGCTGAACCAACACCTGTCTGGCATACCTAGAAAGTAAACCTAAGGTGGGTGGCCGAAGCCACCCATCTATTTAAAGTGAATTTTAATAGATGATCAAACTAGTTGTTGATGATGAAGACCCGACTCTGGCTGAAGCAGACAAGCGTCTCGAACTTCGCGAAGCGGAAAAACCAAAAAGAAGCTATGCCGGCATCAGCGGCATAGGCGATTGCGAGCGGAAGAATTACTATAGATTCTATGGCGTGCAGAGCGCGCCGTTTAACGCCAAGACACTCAAGAATTTTAGAGACGGCCACCGCACGGAGGAACTGGTTATTGAAGATCTCCGGGGCGTCGATGGCCTGACCATTGTGGACCGCGATCCCGATTCTGGTAAGCAGATCGAGGTCAGCGACTTTGAGGGCCACTTCCAGGGGCATCTCGATTTTGAGGTTCTCGGAATAAAACAGGCGCCCAAAACGTGGCACGTTGGCGAGGTGAAATGTGCCAGCCAGAAAAAGTTCGATAAGTTCAAAAAGATCAAACAAAAGTTTGGCGAAAAGCAGACGCTGTTTAATTGGAACATGACCTATTATGTGCAAGCCCAGCTTTACATGGCCTATAGGGGGCATAAGCGTCACTGGACTGTTGTCGCGTCAGCCGGGGGCCGGGATTGGGCAAGCTGCCGCACCGATTATGATCGTAAACAGGCCGAGTACTACATTAACCGGGCCGAGCGGATAATTTTTAAGCCGTCTATTTTGCCAGACCGAATAGCCGAAAGCCCGGATTATTATATCTGCCGGTGGTGCGAGTTCAAAGATGTTTGCCATAACCAGGCGCCGGTTGTCAGGCACTGCCGCACTTGTGTGTGGGGCGAGGCCGGCGATAAGCGGAGCTGGGACTGCCTCAAACATAACCGGCCCATGACCATAGCCGAGCAAGCGGTGGGCTGCCCGGATCAGCGCTATCGGCCAACATTTGTAGACGGCCAGGTAACCAAAATCGGTGACGATTTTATTGAGTATGAAACTTCTAACGGACCTTGGATTGATCGAGGCGGCCATGATGAATGATATGAGTGAGCGCGAAAACAAGATGCTGATGGAGGCCGGCAAGAACGGCGGCGAATACCTCGACGACATTAAAAAGTATGACCTGCGCCATTTGACCAAGGATGAGTGGGCTCAATTTTTGCGCAGTGTGATAGGCAAATGGGGCGAGCTTAAATACATGGGCGACCACGTCATCGGGTATCGGGACGATCTCGATGACGAGATCCCCTTTTGATTGCCGGAACCAAGTGTCCGGCGTGCGGTTCGAGGGATACCGAAATGCTTATGGAGTTAGGGAACCGCAAACAATACGAGTGCTTTTCCTGTTTTAAAATCTGGATACGAACTTCCGGCAACGGCGATCTACGGCATGTTGATCCTTACGCTCAATGGGGGGCGACAGGCGAAGATGAGTTCTAGCAGCGCCAAAACCGCAATGAAGATTGTCGGGCATAACCTGGACGGTTCCAGGGAAAAAGACGACTTCTATGCTACGCCACATCGAACAACTGAATCGCTACTGTGGGTTGAAAAGTTCAAGGGAGATATCTGGGAGCCGTGTTGCGGGCAAGGGCATATATCCAGGGTGCTTATGGAGCACGGTTACAGTGTCAGATCGACTGATTTAGTAGACCGTGGGTATGGTCAGCCCAGGATAGATTTTTTATTAGAGACTAAACGTTGCGATAATATTATAACTAACCCGCCCTATAAGAACGCGCTGGAATTTGCCGAGCACGCGGTCCAGTTATGTGATCGTAAAGTTGCCTTGTTGTTGAAGCTGAACTTCCTTGAAGGCATAAGGCGCAAATCATTTTTTGAGACTCGCCCTCCGGCCTGGGTTTACGTTTTCTCCCAGAGACAAAGTCTGATGAAAAACGGCGAGCCCTATAAGGGCGGCATGATGGCTTTGGCCTGGTTCGTTTGGGATTCAGCCCAACGGCAGACCAGAGTAGGTTGGCTATGAACTTTAGCAGGTCTGAAATAGAGAGCGAGGCTATTCAACGCTGGGGCCAGCCTAACAAGGGCTTGAGCTCGAGGAGCGAGCTACGCTTTGGTAAACGGGGCTCCGTTTCAGTCAAGCTCGACACCAACCAGTTTTACGATCACGAAAGTGCCGAGGGCGGTGCCGTTATCTCGGAGCGTCAGCTCGCGCCGGAAATACAAATGCCGCGTATGTGTGTGAAGAAATATAACTACCTCGATGAGGCAGGGCGTATCCATATGCAGGTGCGCAGGTTTATGCCCAAGGACTTCAGACAATGCCGGCCTGATCCTAATGAACCTGGCAAATGGATTCACTCGGTCAAGGGGCTGCCTCAAATACCCTATAGGCTGCCCGAGCTGATGCAATCCGACTACGTGATTATCGTCGAGGGCGAAAAGGACGCGGACGAGCTGGCCAGGTTTGGTTTGACAGCAACCTGCAATCCACAAGGCTCCAACAAGTGGCCGGACGAGCTGAACAAATATTTCAGGGGCAAGGATGTTTATATTATCCCCGACAATGACGAGGCCGGCATAGCTCATGCCCGGCTGGTGTCGTCAAAACTCTTTTCTGTAGCCCAATCGGTCAGAGTTTCTGACGTTTGCAGTGGTCTAAAGAAGCGAGCGGATATGTGGGATTGGTTGCAGGTCAATCCTGTTGATGGATTAATGGCTGAATTGCAGGGGTTTAAGGTGGTATCGGCGCCTGTGATCGTCGAGCCGGTGAGCGTAAATACTTCTGACGTT